AACGGCGACAGCCATCGCGTCAACGACAGCGGGCTGCTGGTGAATCACTACGTGACGAAGAGTCGCGACGAGGCGCTCGTCAAGATCCAGCGGCCGCGCATCGACACCGGGTGGTATCGCGCCTGGGCGGAGGTCGACGGCGACGCGCAGACCTATGGGGCGGTCCGCGACGACCGTCTCGCGCAGCTCACCGCGGGAGTCCTCCATGCGTCCTGAGCTGCAGGACCTCCCGGCCGGCTGGTTTCATCACGGCGAGAAGATTCTCGCCCTGGTCGAGGCGCACCGGCCGCGCGTCTGCGTCGAGCTCGGGACGCACAAGGGGGCGTCGGCGATCGGGCTGACGCGGCTCCTGCGTACGTGGGGCGGGCACCTGGTCTGCGTCGACAGCTGGAACCCCGTCTTTTCCGGTGAGTCCGGCGTGCTCGCCATGTGCGCGGCGAACCTGCAGGCCGCCGGCGTCGCGCCGTGGGTGCGCCTCATCCTGGCCACGACGGCCGAGGCCGCGGCGGCGTGGCGGGACGGGCCGATCGATTACCTCTACATCGATGCCGACCACTCGCGCGAGGGCTGCGCCGCCGACCTGGCGGCCTGGTGGCCGCACGTGCGGGAGGGCGGCCTGGTCGCCGGCGACGACTACGACAACCCGGACAGCCCGGGGGTCGCGGAGGCCTGGGACACCTTCGAACGCACGCACGGGCAGACCTTCGAGCGGTTCGCGACGCCGAACACGGCGCCGCTCGGGATGCGGCTGGTCTACGGGACGAAGCGGAGTGCGGCATGAGGCAGACCGAGCTCCGCATCACCGACTCGCTCGTGAGCACGGTCGCGGCCGGCTCGCCGCCGGTCTCGGCGTTGACGCTCGACTACGCCAAGCAGCACATCCGCGCGCTCGGCACCGTCGACGACGTCCTGACGGCGGTCTACATCGACGCCGCGGCCTCCTACTTCGAAGAGCAGACCGGGCGGCAGCTGCTCACGGCGACGCGGGAAGCGTGGCTCGATGCGTTCCCGTTTGTCGGGGCGAGCGGGATGCGCGCGCGCATTGAACTACCGCGGCCGCCGCTGCAGAAAGTGCTCGACGTGCGCTATGTCGATGGCACGACCGGCGCCTGGCACTCGAGCCTCGGCGGCTCGCCGCCGGCGCCGCTCTTCGCCTACACGGCGCCGGTCGGCGACTACGCGCGCCGGGGCTTCGTCGAGCCGCTCTACGGGGCCAACTGGCCGCAGGCGCGGCCCCAGACGGCGGCCGTGCGCATCTCGTATACCTGCGGCTATGGCGCGTCGATGACAGCGATCCCGCCGCTCGTGCGGGGCGTGCTCTGCTATCTCGTCGCGCACTTCGATACGTTCCGCGCCGCTGTGCACGAGGCCCGCCGCGGCGCCGTGCTCGAGCTCCCCTACGGCGTGCAGATGATGCTGGACGGCTTCAAGTACTCGGCCTATCCCTCGCAGCTGCTGCGCGAGATGCACTGGCCCGAGGGCGTCGCCGACAGCCTGGCCGGAGGGGCCCGATGGTAGCGATCGAGATCGGGTCGCTGCGCCAGCTCGCGACGCTGTCGAACCCGGGACCGCCTGCGATGGACGGCGACGGGAGTTACACGCAGACCTACGTGCCGCTCACTCCGCCGACCTGGCGCTGCGCCATCGAGAAGGCGAGCGTGCAACAGTCGGAGAAGCACTTCGCGTCGACCGTGCTGTCGCACGCGACCTACATCTTCAGCGGCCGCTTCCATCCGCAGATCTCGTCGTTGCTGCCGACGCGCATCCAGTGGACGGACCGCGCCGGCATCGCGCACACCGGGACCGTGCTCGATGTCAACGACACCGAAGGGGCCGGCGTCGAAACCGTCCTGCTCGTGACGGAGGTGGCCCAGTAATGGCGGCGCACGTCCGCTTTGAGGGGCTCGAGGAACTCCGCGCCGCGCTGCGCGCGTTGCCGGCGACGCTCGTCGGTGAAGCGACGGGCCTGGTGCAGGCGGCGGCCGAGAGCGCGAAGGCGGACATCGTCGCCGCCTATCCACGGCGCACCGGGAACTTGCGCGATCACGTCCAGGTCACGACGCCCATCGCGAGCGCCGCCGGGGTCGTCGTCGTCCTGCGCAACACGTCGAAAGAGGCGCGGTACTTCGAGCACGGGTCGCAAGTGCGGCATACCGCCATCGGCGCCAATCGCGGATCGATGCCGCCCGGTCACGTGTTCGAGCCGCGCTACCAGAAGTGGCGGCGCCATATGTGGGACACGCTCGCGGATCTGCTGCGCCGCGAAGGCCTGAGCGTGAGCGGGACACCATGAGCCGCGCCCCCCGCGATTCGTCCGACATCGATAACGCGCTCGTCGCGTATCTCGCCTCCGACGTGGCGCTCCTGGCGCTCTGTCCGAACGGGATCTACATCGACGAGGCGCCGCCCGGCGCGCTGCAGTTTGTCATCGTCTCGGTCGTCGACGCGGTCGACGAGGCGGTCTTCGGTGGCCGCGCGATCGAAGACATCCTCTATCTCGTCGAAGCGCGGATGCTCAGCACGACGCACGGCAACATCAAGGGCGCCGGCGCGCGCATCGACGCCCTGCTTGACGATCAGGTGCTCCCGCTCGGCTCGCCGTCGCGCGCGCCGGGCTACGTGCCGATCGCCATGTTTCGCGAAACCCGGCTGCCGGGCCGCACGGAAGTCGACGAGGTCGACCCGTCGCTGCGCTGGTGGCGCCGCGGCGGCCAGTATCGACTGCAGATGGCGATCAACCCGTTCACGGCGGTGGGGCCCGCCGTCACATCAACCGAGTCAGGGATCCCCCACAGGGTCACGACGGACACCAGAAGAGGGTACGCAGATGATCAAGACCGGACGGTACGGCACGGTGAAGTGGAACGCGGTGGCAGGCTCGCCGGTGACGCTCAAAACCATCGCCAGCCTGAATTCGTGGAAGCTGAGCCTCAAGACCACGAAGGAAGACGTCACCTGCTTCCAAGACCCTAACCACGTCTTCGTGCCGGGTATCCCTGAGATCAGCGGCAGCCTCGCCGGATTTTTCAATGGCTCCGAGCTCTCGCTGATTGCCGCCGCGGCGACCGGCACCGCGCCCGGGCAGCTCGCCCTCGGCCACAACTCCTTCGAGCCGAGCCTCGTGTTCTCCGGGCCGGCCTACATGGACGCCGACATCGACTGCACGCTCGCGGCGCCGAAACTCTCCGGGACGTTCGCCGCCGCCGGGCCGTGGACGATTCCGACCGTGCCGGTGCCCTGATCGGGGCCGGCCATGTTTCGGTCGCTTCAGCTGCACGGCCCGGCGGCGACCCTCGTGTGGGGGTATCAAACCGCCGCGGATCTGCGCGGGTGGCGCATTGTGAAGGACGCGAACGGGTGGACCTTGACCGCCACGCTCGCGTCGCTCAATGGCTACGCCTCGCGCCGGACCCCGCTCTATTTCACGGCGCCGCGCGACCAGGGACGCTGGTGCTTCCCGGTCGCCGGCGAGCTCGTCATCACCGGCACGGCGCTGACCGTGCCCCTGGCCGACCCGGAACAGTAACAGGACTGGTATGCCCTCACGCTTCGTCTCCCCGCAGACCACCACGCTCAAGCTCTCGAACGGCGACACGCTGACCGTCAAACGTCGGCTGAATTTCGGCGAACAGACGGACCAGCTCGCGGCGATGGCGAGCGCGCCGCTCCCCGGCGAAACCACCATGCGGGCCAACCCGTTCGAGATCGGGATCGCGATGGTGCTCGCCTATCTCCTCGACTGGTCGCTCACCGATGAGGACGGCGTCCACGTCGAGATTCGCGATAAACCGCGCGAAGAGGTGCGGTCCATCCTCCGGCAACTCGACCCGCTGGACTTTCAGGAAATCCGCGTCGCGGTCGAGACGCACGTCGCGGCCCAGGACCAGCTGCGGGAGGCGGAAAAAAACGGCCAGGGTGGCGGGAGCGCATTGCCAGCAACCTCGCCATCGCTCGTCGCTGTCGCTGGCGGTATGAGTGGGTCACTGAGCTAGACCCCGACATCTATCAAGTCTTGCTCGAGCAGCTGCGCGACGAAGATGCGGCGGTCGAGCGCGCGCACGATCCTGACGATCTGGGGTAGACACCAATGCCGATCTCCGGCAAGTTCGAAGCGGACTTCACGTCGTTCACCGCGGCGGTGGCGCAGGCCGAGGTGTCGCTCAAGAACTTCGAAGCCGACGGCGCCAAGGTCGAAACCCGCCTGACGAACGTCAGCAACGCCCTGTCCGGCGTCAAGGTCATCCAGCAAGCGACGATCGCCGCCGAGGCCGTCACGCGGCTCGGGGAGGCGGGCGGGACTACGGCGGGCCTTCTGAAACTCACCGACGCGGAACTTGCGCGCGTCGGCGCCACCGCGCTCGAGGCGCAAGCGAAATTCCAGGCGCTCGGCCAGACGGCGCCGGCGGCCATTCAAGAAATTGCGAAAGCCGCCACGGACCTCGCCGAGAAACAGAAAGAGGGGGGCGGGCAACTCGGCGACTTCGCCGGCGCGCTCGGCGGCCTGGTCACGAAATTTCTGACGGCCGAGGGGGCGATCGAGCTCTTTAAGAAAGCCTTTGATTTCACGAAAGAGGCGGTGGCGAACGCCGCCGCGCTCGAGGACCTGAGCCGCGCGACCGGCATCACGACCGACGGGCTGCAACGGCTCTCGTATGTCGGCGCCGAATTCGGCGTCGATACCGAGACGATGGCGCGCGGCGTTGAGCAACTCTCGACGAAGCTCGCGCACGGCGACAAGAACGCCACGGAGGCGGTCGAGGCGCTCGGGCTGTCGGTGAAGACGCTGATCGCGGCCGGGCCGAAAGAGGCGTTTTTGGAAGTCGCCGAGGCGGCCGGGCGCCTCGATGACCCAATGACGAAGGCGGCCACGGCGGCCGATCTGTTCGGCGGCAAGCTCGGGAAACAGCTCGTGCCGATGCTCGGGCAGTTGCGCGAGAAGATGGACGAGGTCCCCAAGGACGCGATCATCTCCGAGTCCACGATCAAGTCGGCGCACGATTTCGAGGTGGAGCTCGCGCATCTCGAAACGCGCATGAAGGCGTTCACGGCGAATACCTTCGGCGTGGTCTATGCCGGCTGGCGCTCGTTGATGGGCGACGACGCCGCGGTGATTGCCGCGGCGATCGACAAGATCAACGCGAAGGCCGACGAGACGGCCGCCGCGAATAAGAAAGTCGGCGCGAGCATTGGCGAGGTGACGGCCGGCTGGGGCAAAGTCGCGCCGGCCGCCGACGCCGCCGCCACCGGCGGGATCAGCAATGCCGATCGCCTGGCGCTGCATCTCAAATCGCTGACGCGCGACGCGCTCGCGCCGCTCAACGCCGAGGAAAAAAAGTATCTCGATGCGGCGATGGCCGCGAACGAGACGACCGCCGACAGCGCGAAATGGCTGGGCGCGTCCGAAGCGGCGATTAAGAGATACGAGGACGCGCAGAAGGCGGCCGCCGAGGCGGTCAAGAAACACACCGAAGCCGTCACCGCGCTCGAGGAGAAGATCCGCAATACCAAAGCCGACGAGGAAGCGCGCAATCTCGCTGAGGCGGTCGCCAAGCTCGGCGGCGCGAGCAAGCTGAGTGCCGACGATCAGAAGCGCCTGGCCGATGAAGTCGGCAAGCTGTGGAAAGAGGGCGCGAAACTCGATCCCATGCTCGTCGATCTCGCGGTGCGCTTCGGCGAGCTCGATCCCAAAGTCACCGAGGGCACCGCGGCCTTCGAACATCTCGGCGAAACCATCAAGACGATCACGCTGCCGGCCGCCGTGCTGATCAATGCCGAGATCGACGCGCTGCAAAAGAAGATCACCGCCGGCTTTAGCGGCATGGGCGAGATTGGCGAGAAGGTCGGCGACGGCTTCAAGGAGGGCGCGAAAACGATCGAGGAGGCGGCGGCGCGGGATATCCGCGCGATGGGGCAACTCGGGCAGGCGTTCAATCAAGTCGCGTCGATCGCGCAGTCGACCGGCCACGCGACGGCGGCCTCGGCGCTCTCGAGTTTCGGCGGCATCGCGAACGGGCTGCATCAAGCCGCGGCGGCGAATAAAGAGTGGTCGGGCAGCGCGGGCATCGCCAGTGCGCTCTTTAGCAGTCACGCCTCGACCACCGAGAAAGCCGCGGCCGGCATCTCGAGCGGCCTGGCGATTGCCGGCGGCGCGATGAACGTGTGGGCCGCCACCGCCAATGCCGGCGGCAAGGCCGCGGGCGCCTTCAAGGGCGCGATGGCTGGCGCGGAGGCGGGGTCCGCCTTCGGGCCGTGGGGCGCCGCCGTCGGCGCGGCGGCAGGCGCGCTCACGGGGTTTATCCGCAATCTGACCGCCGGCCGGAAAGCGGTCGAGGACTTCGCCAAGTCGCAGGGCGGCTTCGATGCGCTGCACGCCCAGCTCGACGCGCTGCCCACTGGCCAGGGCGAAACGCTCTGGAAGCAACTCACGCAGGGCACCGCGAAGGGCGACCCGAAGGCCGCGCAGGCCGCGATCGACAAGATCACCGCGGCGCTCGCCGCCGCGGATAAAGCCACCGCGCAATTCGACACCGACGCCGGCAACGTCTTCCAGCAGATCCAGTCCTTCGGCGGCAACATCGACGCCTCGATGCTGCCCTACCTGAACGATCTCGCGAAGGCCGGGAAACTCTCCGCGGACAACGTCGCGCTCCTCGGGAAGATGAGCGGCGACGGCAAGCCGACCTATCAGCAACTCGACACCCTCGCGAAGAAATACAACCTGACGCTCGACCAGATGGGGCAAGGGTTCCAGGGCGCCAAGATCCACGATGAATTCCAGTCGCTCATCGACGACATGGACGAGCTCCAGCGCGGCGGCGTCGATCTCGGCGCGGTGCTGACGACGACCGGCGCGGACGGGAAGCTCGCGCTCTCGGACCTCGGGACGTCGGTGCAGAACGTGATCGACCAGTCGATGAAGTACGGCCAGGACGTGCCGGAGAACATGAAGCCGGCGGCGCAGGCGCTCATCGATCAAGGGCTCCTGCTCGATGCCAACGGCAACAAGATCACCGACATCAACCAGATCAAATTCGGCGAGTCGATGCAGACCTCGCTCGAGACGCTGAACAAGACGCTCAAGGATCTGATCGATTCCCTGCATACGCTCAGCGGCACCACCGCGACCCCAACCATTGCGCCGCGCTACGTACCGCCGAGCAATGCGCCGGCCGACACGCCGGCGCCGGCCTACGGTGGCGCGCAGGCCGCCGGCGGCGATTACTACGTGACCAAGCCGACGTACTTCCTGGCCGGCGAGGCGGGGCCGGAGGCGGTCTCCTTCGGGGGGGCGAACGGCACGCGCGGCGGTCGGACGGCGAGCACCGTCCCGATTCACGTCCACGTGATGATGCCGGACGGCCGCACCCTCGCGGAAGTCGTGGTGCCGCATATCCCCGTCGTCGTCCAGGAATACGGCCTGACGCGATGAGCACCTGGGCCTTCAGCATTGCCGGCGTGCTCCACCCGTTGCAGCTCGGGTGGCAGATGCAGCTCACCACGAGCGGGCGCAACCGGTTTGTCGGCAAGGTCTTCTCGAAGGACGCCTCATATCGGCCGCAGCTCGATGACTCGGTCGGCGTCTACGAACGCATTCCGATCAAGACCATCACCGCCGGGAACCCGACGACCATCACGACGACCGAGACGCACGGCCTGGTCAGCGGGCAGATGGTCAACGTCGGCGCCGTCACCGGCAACGTGCCGTCGACGATCAACAGCACGATGCGCTGCACGGTCCTGAGCCCCACCCAGTTCTCGGTGCCGCTGGCGACGACGACGGCCGGCAGCGGCGGCGTCGCGGAGCGCGCGCTGTTTGGCGGCTACACCATCACGCCGCGCGAGCGCGGGATGCTCGATGAACCGGGCACGCCGATCTACACCGAGGTCACGGCGGTCTCGTTCGACCAGATGACGGAGCGCCGCTACGCGAAGGAAATCCTCGTCAGCGGCACGCTCAAGTCGATGCTGACGACGCTCGTCGCGCACTACATGCCCGGCGTCGTCGTCAACGCCACGCAGGTCGACGGCCCGGTGCTGCCCGCGGTGCCCTGCGACTACGCGCTGGTGCGGGACGTGCTCGATACGATCGCGGGCCTCGCCGGCGGCTACGTCTGGGAGATTGATTCGCATTTGCAAGCGCGGATGTTTCTCCCCTCCTCCGAACACGCGCCCTTCGACGTCATCGCGGGCGACCGGCACGCCATCGGCGACGTCACCGCCGAGCCGACCCGCAACGCCTATGCGAATCGCGTCATCGTGCAGTTCACCTCGGCGGCGATTGCGGCCTACGCCTTCCTGAGCGCCGACCAGAATTTCGCCGATGGCGAGACCGTGGTCGTCGGGTCGAAGACCTACACCTACCAGGCCACGCTGACGGATGCCGACGGGCACCTCACCGTCGGCGCGAACGCGCTGACCAGCATCAACACGCTGCTCGCGGCGATCAACCTGTCGGGCGGGAACTACGCGGCGTCGATGACGAAGCACAGTCAGGTCACCGCCTCGGGCGGCAGCCAGGCGGTGATCCAAGTTACGTCCGTCAGCGCCGGCGCCAGCGGGAACTCCATCGGCGTCTCGACGACCGGGGCCCACGCCCGCTGGTATGGCGAGGGCTCGGTGCCGCTGACCTCGCTCGCGCAGGGCACCGATGCTGCGCTTACGAGCGTCGCGATCGCCGAGAACACGGGCGAACAAGCCACCCACGGCATCTGGGAGGCGGTCGTCTCGGCCGCCGACATCACCGACTACAACCTCGCGCTGCAAGCGGCCCAGGCGTATCTGGCGATGCACTTGCTGGTGCCCCGCACGGT